GCCAAGACCGCGACAGTCGCCACGCCTGCCCGCGCTGTCACGGCCGCGACCCTCGCCCGGCCAGTGACACAGGCCTCGTGACGATGCGGGCATGACCGCTTTCACGCTGGACACGACGCCCGGGGCTCGCCGCCTGACCATCGCAGGGCAGGACGTCACGGACCATGCTGCCGGGTGCACGCTCGTCGTCGGTGACGTCACCGAGTCTGCAGTGCTGCACGTCGAGATCCAGTCCGCGGAGTCCCTCGTCGAGGGTGACGGTGTCGTGCACTTCTACCACCCGCCCACCGACGAGCAGATCATCGAGCAGGCGCGGTCGCTTCTCGCGTCCCTGCCCGTGGAGCAGGTGCGTGCCATCACCGAGGCACGGTTCACGTCCATGAGCCAGGACATGGTGTCCCTGACCATCGAGACGATCTCCGACATGCTCGGGGGCTCCTGATGGTCGACGCTGGCGCTCTGTTCGCGCTCGGGAAGCGCCTCGCGGGCGAGGCGATCCGCTCGTCCGGCACGCGCGTGCGTGCCTTCACGGAGACCACCGTCACTGGCGACGACCTCACCCAGTCCACCATCTCCACGGTCCTGTACGAGGGGCCGATGATCGTGACCGTCGCTGTCCAAGGCGGTGCCGGATCGTCGGAGTTCTTGCCTGGGTTCGACATCCGTCCCGGGGCTTGGCAGGTCACTGCTCTGCCTGCTGCACCGGATCTGCCTGAGGGTACGTTGCTCGAGGTGACGCGCTGCGCGGACAAGCAGCTCGTCGGTCGTCGGGCGAAGGTGCTCGCGTGCGTGCGTGACTCATCAGGTGCGGTCGTGAAGATCGTCGGCGAACCTCAGAGGCTCAAGTCGTGAAGATCGACATGGTGTTCGACGACGACGGCCTCGGGCAGGCTCTCGAAGCAGCCGCCGCACGCTCCCAGGCAGGTATCGCGCAGGCTGTGTACGCGACGGGCGGCATCGTCCAGGGCCAGGTGCGTGCCAACGCGTCCTCGGCGACACACCCCGACCGTGCATCCGCGGCGCGCGGCCACATCCCCGGCACTGGCCCGGGCCCGAACGTCGCTACCGGCAACTACCGGCGCAGCATCCAGCTCACCCCCACGCGGGAGGGTGAGAACCCCGTCGCGTACGTGCACTCGAACTCCGCTCAGGCGCGACGTCTCGAGTACGGGTTCGTGGAGGAGGACTCGAAGGGTCGCAAGTACAAGCAGCCTGCCTATCCGCACTGGAAGTTCGCGGCCGACAAGGCGGAGGGCATTCTCGCCACGCAGATCCAGCGGGTCCTGGACAAGATGATCGACGACATCAAGGGGAAGCAGTGAGAACCGACACGTCACCCCTGCTCGCGGGCATCCGAGCCCACCTCGCCGCACTCGTGCCGACGCACGACGTGGTGGTGGATGACGCCACCACCGCGCCGCGGCAGGTCATCATCGAGACCGCTGGCTCCCCCACACGCGAGGCTCTCACGATGGCCGAGGACACGTTTGGGCACCTCACCATCCAGGTGACATGTGTGGACACGACCCGCAACGGCGCACGCAAGACCGGCGACCGCGTCCGCACGATCCTGACCGGTCAGACGGCGCGCGGCGCGTGGACGCACCCGATCAACGTTCCCGGCTTCGAGCTCGACCGGCCCACATCGCAGGGCGACGGGTTCATGCAGGACGGCACTCCCCCGCAGTGGGTCGAACGCTTCCGGCTCCGCTGGCAGTGACACACCACCACTGACACTCCTCCCGATCGCGGACCACACGGGTTCGCACACATCTCGGGAGCAGTGATGAGCGACTTCGTTCACCTCATTCACCCCGACCTGCCGGGCGCGCCCGCGTCGGTGCAGGCTCGGGCCGCGTACGAACGCACGTTCAAGGACAAGGGCTGGGTCGCCCTGTCCGACGAGGACGCGGCGAAGCACAACCATGCCGTCGCCGACGGCAAGCCGTCCCCGTCCCTGCCGAAGCCTGCCAAGGCCACGCAGTCGGGGGGTGAGGGCTGATGGCTCTCTACTCCCTCCGCGGCAACTCCAACACCTACTGGGTGCCGGCCCTGACCATCACGGGCGGGAAGGTCTCCAAGGCCGCCATCGAGCTCGGGCAGGAGCTCGGCGACGCCGTGACGACTCTGGCGGGCTTCGAGCCTCAGTCGTCGAAGATCAACGTCCCGATCCAGAAGAAGTTCGCTGAGGTGCAGATCGAGGGCCCTCAGACCTTCCAGGACGCTGTCCTCACGATCGCCGAGGACAACGGCAACGGCACCGACGCGGACGCCCTGCAGCGCCAGGCCGCCCTCGAGACGCTCGTCAAGGGCGCTGAGGGCTACATCGTCATGCTGCGCGGCACCACGGACGTGACCGTCGGCAAGACGGCGTGGGTCATGGCCGGGTCCATCGGCTCCGTCGTCCCGGGCTGGGGCTTCGAAGCGTCGGCTGCGACGACCGCGGTGAACATCAACCCGTCGACGGACCTCATCCCGTACGAGATCGCCGCCTGATCTGGTGCCGGGCCGCACCATGCCCTCTCTGGCGCGGCCCGGCACCCACCACCCCATCCCCTCGTCTGAAAGGACAGTCATGTCCATCCCCAAGACAGCCCGCGTCGTCAAGGTCGCCATCCCGCTCAACCCGGACCTCGAGGACGCTTTCCTCGAGGCGCAGACGCTCATGGTCGCAGCGATCGAAGAGCTGATCCGCACCTACCCGCAGCGCGTGGCAGCACGTCTCGCTGAGCGTGGCATCGACCCGCTCGACCAGGAAGCACGCGAGCCTGTCGCGGCCGAGATCAAGGCGGAGGACGAGGACCTCGAGAAGGAAGTCGCCGGCAGGGCTGAGGCCGCGTTGCAGGCCGTCCTCGACACGACGCGCACCTTCAAGTTCCGGTCCCTCGGACGCACCACCTACCGCAAGCTCATCGCCGCGCACCCGCCGACCGACGCCGACCACACGGCTGCACGCGTCGAGAGCGGGGACATGAACGCGCGCGCCTCGTGGAACCGCGAGACGTTCTTTCCCGCGCTCGTCCACGCGGCTTCGGTCGACCCGCAGCTCACCGAGACCGAGGTCGCGGAGATCTTCGAGTCCCCCGACTGGTCCGACGGCGAGGTGGACCTCCTCGTGCAGGGCGCCATCAAGGCGCAGATCTCGACGTCGCAGATCGCATGACCATCGTCCGGGTCGAGGTCGGTGACGGTCCCCGCGAGGTGACTGTCACCGGAATGTCACGCGCGCAGTGGAGCGCGTGGGGTGACGAGGTTAGTGAGGATGCGCGGGAACGTGCCCTCATCGCCGCGTGCACCAGCCTCGACCCGAACGAGGTCATGAACGACTGGCCTGCCGACGCTGCGGACGTCGTCCTCGCGGAGTGCGAGCGGCTCTCGACTCCGTCGTGGAAGTGGGCACTTCCCCGAATCAAGGGCGACCCGTACCTGTCCCTGACGCTGGCGCTCTGCCAGGAGACGGGCATCCCGCACTCAACGTTCACGGCATGGCCGACCCGGGATCAGGACCTCGCTCTCGCCCGGTACGTGATCGCAAACGACCGCTGCCCGGGATGCAGCGCCCCGACTGAGGCACAGCGGAATCCTGCCCTGGCGCAGCTCACGTCCGTCGAGTGCCTGGTGTGCCTGCAGATCGACGCAGCACACGACGAGATCACCAAGCACGACCCGACGGGTGCGCTCAGCCGCCGCACCCACCTGTCCCCCGTGGAGGCCCCGTGAACAACCAGATGCGCTCCGTCGGCATCCGAGTCACCGCGGACAACAAGGGCGTCACCACGGCGATGCGGGACGTCCGCCGCGAGATGGACGAGACCGCGAAGACCGCGGAACGCTCGTCAGCCCGCACCGGGAAGGCATCGGCAGACGCGAACCAGCGCGTCAAGCGTGCCAACGACGACACCCGTTCCTCACTCAAGGCGACAGAGCGCGCCTACAGGGATCACGGTGACGCCGGCGAGGGCGCGTTCACGCGCGTCGGTGCGTCGGCGAAGAAGCTCGCTGGGGCTGCTGGTCTGGGGCTGATCGGCAAGCAGGTCTACGACATCGGCATGGGCTTCCTCGAGTTCAAGCAAAACTCGGAGCTCGCGTTCACGACGATGCTCGGGTCGGGCGACAAGGCCCGGACGTTCCTCGCGGACATCCTCGCGTTCGCGAAGGAGACCCCGTTCGCGTTCACAGACCTCACGGACTCGGCCCAGCGGATGCTCGCGTTCGGTATCGAGACCGAGAAGGTCATCCCGATCCTGCGCACTCTCGGCGACACCGCCCTCGGTACGGGTGGCGGCGTGGAGAAGATGAACGGCATCGTCACCGCGATCTCCCAGATCTCCGCGAAGGGCCGCGTCCAGTCTGAGGAACTGCTGCAGCTGTCGGAGCGTGGGGTTCCGGCGCTGCGGATCCTGGCGAACCAGGCAGGCAAGACTGCGGGCGCGCTGCAGAAGGACATCACGAAGGGGCTGATCGACGCGGATCAGGCGATCGACTGGCTCGTCGACGGCCTGGAGAACGGTACGCAGGGCATCAACGGGACGACGGCGGCGTTCGGTGGGCTGATGGAGCAGGTGAAGGGCTCTGGCGGGATCACGGCGACGTTCGACTCTGCGAAGAGCTCGTTCCGGAACATGGCGGGCGCGATCATGGAGGGTCTGGCGCCGTCGATCATCACGCTGGTGAACGCGGGCACGGACCTGATGAGCGTGATCGGGTGGCTTGCAGGGGAGTTCGCGGATCTGCCGCGGCCGATTCGGGACGCCGCACTCGCGGTCGGGGCGCTGGTGATCGCGAAGCGCCTCCTGCGCACGGAGATGGGCGTCGGCATGACGGGTGCTCTTCGGTCGTACGCAACAGGCATCGGCGACTCGGTCAAGGCAACCAGATCCATGAACCTGGAGATGGGTGCTGCGCGCACTTCGATGGCGCTCATGAAGGCCGGCGCTGCTGGCCTTGGCACCGCACTGATGGGTGCGTTCGGCGGCCCTGTAGGCATCGCGATCGCGGCAGTGACCCTGGGTCTCTCGGCATACTCGAGCACGGCTGCGGATGCGAAGGCCCGGACGGACGAACTCAAGGCCACCCTCGATGAGACAGGCAACGCGACCGCGGAGACCGCGAGCTTGATCGCCGAGAAGATGGCGGAGGTCCGCGAGTTCGATCTCGGGCAGAAGCTGAAGAAGAACTGGGGGGACATCGGCGAGGGCACGAACCTCATCGACGACGCGAAGAAGATCGGCCTCGCAGCGACGACGCTGCAGGATGCCGCGCTCAAGAACGCGGATGCGCTCGTCGCATCTCGAGCCGCGATCCGCGAGGCCATGGACAACGGTGACTGGTTCGCCGCCGACCGCATTGAAGACTTCCTTGAGAGCCAGATAGGTGCGCTGGACTCCGCCACCAAGGCGGCTCAAGACAAGAAGGCTGTCGACGAAGCGGGCGCCAAGTCAACGGAACGGCTGGGCAACGCCTACGCGGCGACGGCTCGTCAGTCGATGGTCCTTCGCGACGAGATGGGCAAGCTCACCGCAGCGGGCCAGGCCGTCCAGGATGCGTCCGAGGCAGCAGCGAAGGCTTTCTCGTCGGGCACCTCCCCGATGAGCATGAAGCTCAACCTGTCCACGGACAAGGACGTGGAGAACGCCCGCGACGCCGTCACGAAGGCGACGAACAGCGTGAAGGACGCCGAGGGGTCGCTCTCCAAGGCGCGGTCCGCGAAGAAGCCCGACGCTGAGACGATCCGTCGTGCCGAGCAGTCCCTCGCTGACGCACGCAAGGCCGCCAAGGAAGCCTCCGACAACCTCGCGGACACGGAGAAGCGCAACGACCCGGTCGGGCAGTACCGCCGACAGCTGAAGCAGCAGCAGAAGGACGCTGAGAAGTTCCGCGACGACATGATCAAGCTCGCCGAGCGAGGCCTCAACGGGCAGTCGTTGCAGGAACTTCTCACGCAGGGCGTCGAGGGGTCTGCGGACACTCGAAAGGCGCTGCTCGGGGACAAGAAGCTCATCGGCAAGACCAACGACTTCCAGACGACCATGGACGGCCTCGCAGGTGAGATCGAGACGCTCGCTCGCGTGAACGCGGCGCGCCTGAACACGGCCGGCGGGGTGACCGCGGAGGAGTTCAACCTCGGCCTGCGTGTCGCGATGGAAGGCGGGGCGGAGAAGTCGTTGAGCAGCCTCGCGAACAAGCTCGGGGAAGACCCGTCGAAGATCCGGGAGGTTGGCCGCCTGCTCGGCATCGAGTTCGTGGCTGGGTTCTCGGATGCAGGCGTGCCGTGGGCGCCGGGCGTGACGCCTTCGGAGCCGAAGCGGTTCAAGTTCCCGCAGGGCTTCGCGAGCGGTGGCATCTACCCGGGCTACACGCCTGGCCGTGACATCGGCTTCATCGGCGTCAGCGGTGGTGAGGCGATCATGCGGCCCGAGTTCACTCGAGCGGTCGGACCGGACTGGGTGCACAAGATGAACGCGCTCGCCCGCTCGGTCGGTGCCGCTGGCGTGCAGCGGGAGATGAACCGCTACCTGGGCGGGTTCGCCAACGGCGGCGTGCCCGTACCCCAGCATGCTGCACCGCAGGTGATCCGGCTGACCGAGTCGCAGACCGTCGGATACCCGATGACGGTGGAGAACCTCACCGTCCAGTCGAATAACGCTGCCGACCTCGAGCGGCAGCTCCGCGCTCAGCGACGTCGCGCATTCACGGGAGGCAGGCCATGAGGCAGTCCATCGAGGTCTACGCGGTCGTGCACCGGTCGAGCCTGGGCCTCCCAGCGCTCGGCCTCACGACTGGCGGATACGACATTGTGTCGCTCACGTCAGGCGGCGTGACGTGGCGCCGCACCGTCGTGCAAGGCAAATACCAGCGGGGCCGAGCGCTCGTCCAGGCGCAGCAAGACACTGTCACGGACGTCCTGGTCGTCCGCGTGTCAGGGACGTCCCAGAGCCAGGTGGAGAACCGCGTCGGTATCCTGCGGCAAGCGTTCTCCCAGTTCAGCTACTGGGTCACCACGGATATCGACGGCGTCATGCGCACGATCGACTGCGAACCCGCCGACATCACGATCGTGGGCGATGACACCCGCCAGAAGACACTGACCTACCACCTGATGCGGGAGGTGTCCCTGTCCATCCCGCGTGACCCGCAACTGATCGAGGGAGCGCTCTAGTGACCGTCGGACCGGACTTCCAGTCGATTGCCGCGCAGGCGCTACTCGGATCCTCGCGGACGCGGCTCGCCCCCGCGGTGATGTGGCTGGGCTGGCGGTCAACCTCAGGGACGGAACTGTCGACGCAGCGGGTGGCCGTAGCGAACGACGACAGCGTGTGGGGGCCGACGGAGTCAGGTGTATCGAACGTCGCGCCGATCGACGGCGGACCTGCTGGCGCGTGGATCATCGGCGGCGTGGGCTTGTACACGGCGCAGACCGGAGGTGTCCTGGCGTTGTCTGCTGACCTCCCGGCTCCTATCACGACAGCCGCCGGTGACCTGCTGTCCATCCCAGTCGGCGAGCTCGACTTCACGGTGGCGTGATGACCCTCTTCGATCTGGATGCGGCAACGCTGCCGCTAGGCCCTGTCACCGAATGGCCGGGCAGCGGCGCGACCCCGGGGCCCGCCTACGGGTCGCCTGTCGCAGTGGATGTCGACGGGTGGCGTGCAGTGCGCCTCACGCTCGGCGACTCCCTCGACTGGTTCACCGAGTCTTCCCCGCCCACTGTGTTCGCGCTGCACCTGGTGGCGAGGATCACCCTTCCCTCAATGGGTGGTGGCGAGCCGTACGTGCAGTGGGGCTCCGGGTTCGCCGGCGCTCTCCCCTGGGGCGCCGACGGCTTCGGATACGACGGCGAGCAGACCCTCGAGGGCGCTGGACGCATCGCAACCTACTCGGCCATCTCGGACGGAACCAGCACCCGGCTCTACGTCGATGGCGTCGAGGTGTCGTCGGTGCCGGACACTGGCGCGGCCGGTGCAGCGCTGAGCCTGTTCCCTGCGCACGCTGGCGCGCAGATCGACGCACTGCGGGTCGTCGGATCCAGCGGGACGGTGCCACAGCTGATCGCCGAGATGGGCGCCTTGATCGCGCACTACGCGGGGATCAACGTCATCAGCGTCTCTGGGCTGTCGGGCGGCGTGGAGTGGTCGTCGACGGCTGGTGCGACGACGGAGGACGTGTGGGAGCCGCCGCTCCCGCCGATTCGAACCCCGGGTGGGAGCGTCGAGCCGCCAGAGGATCCCGAGCCGCAGAACCCGCCGGCGAAGGTGAAGGTCGAGCCGCTGCGACGCCTCTCAGAGATCATGCCCGCACCTTCCCTGGACGAGCGCGGCAACCCCGTCGACTGGTCTCCCTCATTTGTGGTCCAGGAGCGCATCGGGCGGATTCAGATCGTCGTCGAAGGGGTGGACATCACGTACTGGGGTGACGTGGAGACGCCGTTCCCGTCGTACTCCCGCGTGGAGCCGTTCGGAGCGGACCAGGCAACTCTCGAGCTGCCGCAGATCACGGCGTTCCATCAGCCGGGTGAGGGAGCGTTGGGGTGGCTGCGCGAGGGCGCGAACGTGTCTATCCGCCGCATCATCCCCGACGCGCCGAACGTGCGCGTCTGGCGGGGTGTCATCGCCGGATTCGGGCACGACGAGGACTCTGGCATCTTCACTGTCGACTGCCTCGGCATCATGTTCACGGCTGACCTGCAGCTGCGCCAGCCGCCGTTCATCACCACGCCACAGGACGCTGGGAGGTTCATCGCCGACACTCTGAATCGGACTGTCGGCCGCCGCTTCAAGAAGGTCTCTCGTGTCGTGACAGGCTGCAAGACGTCTGTGCTCGGCGGGTGGGAGCCTCGCGTTACCGGCGCGATCGGGCAGGTGCTGGCGACGTCGGTCAAGGGCGGCCGGCAGTGGACGGTGAAGTGCGCGGACCGTAGCCCAGTGATCGAGATCAAGGACACCGAGACGATCAACTGGACGGTCCGCAACGGCCAGCGTGGGATCGCGGTGAACCTGGTGCGGGATGTCACGCAGGCACCGAACGTCATCTTCGGAGAAGGCGTCACGCCAGCTGGAGGCAGGTGGCGCAACGCCAAGTACCCGAACTGGTCGCCTGACGCGACGCCGGACTATCCGGGACCGCTCAGTCAGGGGATGACAGTGGGCTTCCGGGACGGTCAGACGACGTCCGGTGAGGGCGTGAGCGTGTGGCAGGAGCGCGCCGGCCAGAAGGTCACGGGGGTTCTCTCTCAGGATGACCGCGTGGCGTGGCGGCGCATCCAGTCAGACGCGGGCATCCAGGTGGACAACTTCCTGGGCCCGCAGACGTGGGCGGCGTCCTTCCAGACGGGATCGAACACGGGTACGTTCGACGGGGCGTTCATCGCTCCCCTGGCCCGTTCCACTGAGGTGGAGCCGTACCGGTATGGGCCTGACGGTGACCGGCTCGGGGACAATCCCCGCTACGACCCGAGCGTGATCCGCGTCGAGCGGTACATCAACTTCGGTGCGGGCGTCACCCGCTCGGAGGGGCGTCGCGCTGCCCAGGAGATGCTCGCTCGCGACTCCGATCCGGGGTGGGTCGGGACAGTCACGTTCCGCCTGGACCCGAACGAGGGCTCGAAGTACGACGTCGTCCGTGAGGGGACGAACGGTCTCATCCGGTCGTTCCGCGGGCAAACGTTGCGGGTGCATGTCGCTCGGGTCGAGTACCGCGCTGATGAGGTCGTTGCGACCGTGGACACGCACGCGCGGGACTACCCAACGCTCGACGCGATCCTCGACCGGGAACGGTCCGCGACCGACCCGGCTCGGGCTTACCGGCGGCAGCAGACGTCGTCAACGCTGTCGTCCGAGCGGGCGACCTGGGATGCAGAGTCCCCCGGAGGGCGCATCCCTCGGCACGCCCTGTTCGCGGGCCTGTGGAACGTGCTGCGCATCCCCGTGGCGCAGTACGGCACGATCGTGCGCACGCGCTTCACCACGGACACACCCGCAGCGTTCTCCGTCGCGGTGTTCGACCGCGAGATCTCTGCCGGCACGCTCGTCTCCCTCGTGGGCAATCCTCTCTCCGGAGCGAGCAATCCGTGGCAGGACAAAGCCGACGATCTCGACGACGCCGGTCTCCTCATGGCGTGGGGATGGAAGGAACAGCCGGCGGGCTACTACCCGCGCGAGTACTCGAGCCCTGACTCCGAGAACGCGGCGCCGATGACCGGCCGGATGCTGGATGACTCGTCGTGGGAGTACGCGTCGTCCAGTCCACCGTGGCTGTGGGTCGCGATGATCGCCGATCGATCGTGCCGCATCGAGGGCCGTCTCTGGCAGGGCACGTCATGATGCGCCCGCATGTGAGCGAGTCCCGGCGTCTGGCGAACGAGGGGTCGTGGTCGGGTGACGCCGTCCAAGGCGCGTTGGGGATCTACCTGGGGCCTGACGTCTACCCTCCTGGCAGTGACGCGTACCGCGCTCTCGAGGACGACTCGCGCGGGACGTACATCATCCTTGTCAGCACTGGTGAGTATGGCGGCAATGAGTTCCGGCTGGAGCTGGATGAGGCGCCGCCGTCCTATGCCCCGGTAACTGTGCGTTTCGAGTGGATGGACGGCCCGTACCTGCCGGGGGTCGAGGAGACGGCGATCCGCGTGGCGTTCGGCGACGGCGTCGGCGATCACGGTTTCAACGCCACACCGATCGGTCCACTGCAGTGGGAGACCGTGATCCGGCGTCCGAACCCGTCCGACTCGCGTGTGATGCGCCTGTACACGGCGTCGGGCGAAGCGCGCGTCTTGCATGTGTGGTCGGTGGAGGTTGCCGTGGACTCCCCGGCGCGAGGTCTTCGGCCTCTGCGTCAGCGGCAGTCGCTCATCGGGGGTGGGTCGTGGCCGCTGCGTCAGCGGCAGAACGGCGCTCACTCCGGGTCGTGGCCGCTGCGTCAGCGGCAGGCAGGCGTGTGACACACCGCCGGTGACTATCCGTGTGACAGATTCCCTGCCTTACGGATGGCCCTCATGCCCGACTCGAACCTTCCCCGATGGGGTCGGACCGTCCTGCGCGTGGTTTCCACGATCCTGTATGTGCTGACGTGCGCGCTCGGCATCGTCGGCATCGTGTGGCCGCCCGCGTATGACGGGGCAGACGTGCTCCTCGTGGCGGCCGCCACTGTCCTCGCGGTCTCCGGAGCTCTCTGCGCGTTTGCCACGATCGCGCACCGGTGGCGGCTCGAGCTCCTCGCCGTCTGGTGGGTCGGGGCAGGCCTTGTCGCGTACGTCGCGGTCACCTGGTCGCAGAAGCCCATGACGCCGCTCGGCGCACTGTTCATGCTCGCGACGTGCGCCCTGTCGCTCGCCCTCCTACATCGCGGCATCTCGCTGACGATCTTCGCTCAACGCACGCACGTGGAGCGGTCACGACGGATCAGAGCCGCCTGATGGACCCGGCCACCCTCTGGCAGCCAGTCCTCACCTCCCTCCTCTCCCTCTTCGCCGGTGGCGGCGGTGTCGCGTGGTACACCGCACGCCAGTCTCGCCTAGCCCGGGTTTCCGGGGACGAGCGGGAAGCACGCCGCGACATGGTCTCCGACCGGGACCGGTTCATCGACCGCCTCGAGGCCCGGCTGGGCACGGTCGAGGGCCGCCTGGATGAGTCCGAGGCGGACAACGCTGCGCTGCGCGGTCACCTGACGGACTACTCCGACCACATCGATCTCCTCGAGGCGCACATCTGGAGCGGCCAGGCGCCGCCCCCGCCTCCTCGCCCGAAGCTGCTCTGACCGGAAGGGGTCAACGTGAAGATCGTCGACAAGCTCATCTCTGTGAACCATGGCGGGAGGCGCGCCCGTACAGACGGCGTGGTCCTGCACTCGACGGGTTCGCGGTCCGCGACGTCGCAGTTCGGCTGGTTCTCGAATCCGAAGGCGCAGGCGTCGTCGCACGTGCACGTCGCGAACGACGGCACCGTCGAGCGGTACGTGCCCGACGACCTGATCGCGTGGGCGAACGGCGCGGGCAACGCGCGCCTGCTCTCGATCGAGACGCAGGGTGACGGTACTGAGCCGTGGACGGCGGAGCAGGTCGAGTCGGTCGCGCAGCTCGTTGCGGCGTGGGCGACGAAGTTCGGCTTCCCGCTGCGGCTGATGACGTCGAGTAAGCAGACGGAGAAGGGCATCGGCTGGCACCGTCTGGGTGTCCCGCCGTCGAAGTGGGTGTCTGGTCTCGGCTGGCTCGTCTCTGGCGGCGAGAAGTGGTCTGGCGCGGTCGGCAAGGTGTGCCCGGGTGACAGGCGGATCGCGCAGGTCCCGCAAATCCTCGCTCGCGCTCAGGCGATCAACCGGACGGCACCTGCGCAGACTCCGGTGAAGCCGAAGCCTGCCGCGAAGCCGAATCCGACGAGGGTCGTCGTCTACACGATCGGGTCGTCCGGCGCCAAGGTGAAGAACCTGCAGAAGGCCCTGAACCGCGTGTTCCCGTCCTACTCGAAGCTCGTGGTCGACGGCATCTACGGCGCTCGCACCGCCGCGGTCGTGCGTGACTTCCAGAAGCGCGCCGGCCTCCTCGCCGACGGCGTCGTCGGCCCGCTCACCATCGCAGCCCTCAAGAAGTACGGAGTGACGTTCTGATGATCCCCTGGCTCAAGGCTGCCGGCGCTCGAGCGCTGCGCACCGCCCTCGTGACGCTTCTCCCCCTCCTGCCGATGCTCATGGTCGGCGTGGACGTCGACCGCACCATCTCCACGGTTCTCATGGCTGCGATCGCATCCCTCATCACGTCGCTCGCAGGCTTGCGCGAGTTGCAGGGGCGGCGGGTCCGATGGTGGCAGGCGACCGCGGTCCGTGCGGCGAAGACGTTCGGGCAGGTGCTCGCCGCGAACGTCGGCACGGCCCTGCTGGTCACGGACGTTCCCTGGGCTGTCGTGGTGTGGAGCGCGCTCGGTGCCGCTGCTGGCACTGTGCTCCTCGCGGTGATCGCGGTGCTGCCGGAGGCGGACGAGTGAGCCTCGCTGCGGCGCTGGCCGCACAGTCGAAGCGGCGTGTGTCGACGCCATGCCTCACGGGCCTCATCCTCGCGAAGTTGGGCCCTGAGGATCGTGTGGCGCTCGAGGCCGCGATGGCGTCTGACATGACCCACGTCTCGATCATGCGGGCCCTGGCGTCCCAGGGGCACAAGATCGCGCAGCAGTCGATCGGCCGTCACCGGAAGGGTGAGTGCGCCTGTGAGCCTCGCTGACGCCCTGGACGACCAGGAGCGAGTCAGCCTGCCGAAGGCGCGAGCGGACGTTGACGCGGGTGGCGCGCAGATCAACAACGTCGTCGTCAACGCCCCGATCAACGGTGACTGGTCCACCGTGCTGGCGCTGTTCAACCTCGACCCGGCGGAGTTCGAGGTCGTGGATGACACGGTGCGCATGTCGACGTGGCAGCAGTCCGCCCGCTCGAAGGACGGTGACCGCGACAGCATCCAGCTGTACTCGTACAGCGCGCGGTTCCGTCGGGTCACGCGGGACATGGTGCCGGTCGAGACGGTGAAGCGGTGGCGGTCGAACCTCCTGCGCGCGGTCAAACCGTCTGCTCGGAGGTCGGGATCGGGCACGTACCTGATGCTCGTGGCGGACCCGCAGATCGGGAAGAAGCGCACCGACCAAGCCGTGGCGAACTGGAAGCGCGGCGTCCTCGGGCATCTCGCGGAGATCCAACGCCTGACTGATCTCGGCATCCCACCGGCGGCCGTGCACGTCGCGTTCATGGGCGACGAGACGGAGGGCTTCGCCAGCAACTATGCGAACCAGGCGCACACCATCGAGCTGAACCAAGCCGCCCAACTCGAGCTCGCGTACGACCTAATGGTGTGGACGATCAAGCAGGCGCTCTCGACAGGTCTCAAGGTTTCGGCGTCTGCGGTGATCTCGAACCACGGCGAGTGGACCCGTCTGGGCGGGAAGGACCCCGTCACGTCCGCGGGCGACAATGCGTCGACGCATCTCGCCCGGCAGGTGAAGCGCCTCTTCGACGAGCTCGCGGATCTAGGCGGGCCGACGGTGGCGTGGACGATCGGCGAGGGCGACCCCGCCGTGACAGTCAACCTGTCGGGGGTGCGCTGCTACTTCACGCACGGGTACGTGGAGAAGGGCCGCGGGACGTCGTCGGAGACGCGAACACGTGCCGCGATCGAACGGCAGATCCTCGGCCGCACCGCGGATCTCGGGGATGTGCCGCTCTGGTTCTTCGCGCACTACCACCACGCCTACTCGAACGAATTCGAGGGCCGCACCGTGTGGGGCTGCCCGGCGCTGGAAGCCGAGCGCTCGAGCGAGTACATGCTGAACCAGTTCGGTGTCTGGTCCCCGCCTGGGTTGCTCGGCATGCTCATCGGCGGCACGTCAGGCCGTCGCTGGTCGCACGCTGTCATCCACTGACGCCGGCGGGTGCCCGACTCTCGGCGACAGGGCCGGTTCCCCGTCACCGTGCAGCCTGCTACGTTCGCTGCATGTCCGCTACAGGGAACCGCACGGATCACGAGCGGGTCGCGTCGCTCTGCACCCAACGGAGGGCTGCCCCGGCCTCGCTGCATTGGGCCGCCGTCGATGCAGGTACGGTCCAGGCCGAGATGGTCGACGAGGTCTACCTCGCGACACCCGTCAAGGGCGCACGCAATGCCGCTCGGATGCGGCACCTCCGCAACGACCTCATCAGCGAGATCCGTGCAAGGCTGCGCTCCGCCGCGAAGGGCATGCTGCCTCTCGACCCCGATGTGTTCGAGCCAGTTCGTCGAGATCCGGAACTGTGGGAGCACAAGTGGAAGCAGACGAAGCTCGGAGAGTTCAGGCTCTATCACGCCGAGCCTCAGGTCGGACCCGACGTTGTTCTACTCCGGTTTCACCGCAAGGAGACCACGAAGCGTGATGGCCTCAGCATCGAGGACATGCAGGACGCTGAGATAGACCAGGCCTCCGAGCGCTACTCCACGGGCGCTGAGAGTGTGTGGGGTCACCCAACAAGACGGTGTACCTCGTGCGAGAACACCTGATAGGTTTCTATCTATGGACCCCCGCAAGCAGGCTCTCCTCGCCCGCACTGACGAAGCACTCATCGAACTTGGCACCGAGAACGCGTCCGCCGACAACGACATGCGCTGGGCCCTCATCCAGGCACGTAGGGACGCGGGACTCTCCCAGCGAGAGCTCGCTGACTACCTGGGGGTGAAGCAGGCAACCATCTCTCGGTTTGAGAGCCCTGAGAACGACCCTCGCCTTTCGACGATCCGCCGCTATGCGACTGCAGTCGGCGCGCTCATCGCACATCGCGTCACTACAGAGTCGCGCATGTTCCGTAGCGATGGGTGGGTCATGGTCGAAGCATCCAGCATGATCCCCATCCAGTTCGTGGATCAGCGCGCCAAGCAGGTCCCCACCACCGTTGCCGGTGCAATGGCGCTCGCGTCATGACCGAGACGAGAGCATCAGTCACATCAGCCGCGGAACTCGTCAAGTTTGCGGAGTTGGTCGCGATCACGACCTACACGGTCTCTGGGGAGCGCCACGAGGACGACAGCGAGCACGAGACGCAGCAGGAGATGGCCGTTGCCGTTCGCGAAGGGGACCGCGGCTTCGAGACGCGCATCCGCATGACCCAGACGACCCCGGAAGCTGAGCTCATTGCGGACATCGGTGCGACCTACACCCTGACACAGCCCGTTGATCTCGCGCCGGGCGTAATGAATGAGTTCGTCGAGCGAGTTGGCGTCATGGCTATCTTCCCGTACTTGCGAGAGGCTGTCAGCACAACGGCGACCAGGCTCGGCGTCCCCGCTCCGGTCTATGGGCTAATGCGGCAAGGTCAGGTGCATCTGACACCGGACGCGCCCACCAAGTAGTCCTACCGGGAAGCGCTTCCACGCAGACTGGGAATACGAGGACCGACACTCGCCCTGCCTATAGCAGGTCCTGACCGGTACGCCACACAATCCCAGCCCCGATCCCGTCACCCTCGAACGACGTCCAGAACATCTCTCTCAGTGCCTCGATCTCCTCGTCCATGCCGCCGAGCATCCCCGCCGTCGAGTGTCAGAGCCACCGCCGAGACTCAACCCGTGGACACAGGAGCGTGGTGGGAGGGCCGTGAGCGGGTGCTCAACGCCCACCCGATCCCGCCGGCGCACGCGCAGCGACGGCTACAGCCGCCCCGCCCCGTGCGAGCTCGCATCGAGTGGTCCAAGTCCGGCGTCGAGGTCATTGAGACCGAGGCAACCTCCTGGGTTCCGGGCCTCGTACTTGTCACCCTCCTCGACGCGCGCTCACTCGTCCACGGCGCGTGGCTGACGACGACCGACGCCGTCCCGCTGTCGCCGAAACCTGACATCGGCTCACATGTCGCCAAGACCTGACATGGGCTTATATGGGCCCGGGTAGAAGCGAATCGCTTATACCCCCAGGGCCAACCTCGGCTCATGCTGATAGGGATCACGGGCAGGAAGCAGGCCGGTAAGGACTCGTTCGCTGCACGCCTCGTCGAGGCGCACGGCTTCACACGGGTCGCGTTCGCCGACCCGATGCGGGAGTTCGCTCTCGCTCTCGACCCGCTCGTCGACAGCCACTACCGCCTGTCCGAGATCGTGAGGTCGCTCGGCTGGGACGTGGCGAAGGAGTCGATCCCGGAGGTGCGGCGCACCCTGCAGCGTCTCGGCACGGAGGCGGGTAGGAACGTCCTCGGGGATCGGGTCTGGGTCGACGCCGCACTCGGCAAGATCGACGCGGTCGACGGCCCTGTCGTCGTCACTGACGTGCGCTTCCCGAACGAGGCCGAAGCGATCACGTCTGCCGGGGGCACCCTCGTGCGGGTGATCAGGCCCGGCCACGAGACAACCGACGCGCACCCGTCCGAGACGGCGATGGACGGCCACCCGGTGCACGTCCAGGTCGTCAACGACGGCTCCCTCGAGCAGCTGTGGGCTGCCGCGGACCAGGTGGCTCGCGATGCATGAGTGCCCGACCTGTCACTGCGAGTGGCCGTCAGCGCTGGTCGCTGCCGAGTGCTGCGACCCGGCGTGGATCGACGCGGAGGACTAGCGTCCCGAGAGTCGACGGACCCGCTGCCTGGCGACCTGATAGAGCACCTCGTCGATGAGGCGTGACCGCTCATCCCCCACCGCACGCCCGAGGTCGTACACGTCAGGCCACGCACCGATCTCGCCGCGCTGCTCTAGCCACCATGCTCTGCGGGCTGCGAGCATGATCTGCAGCAGCTCAGGAGGCAGGCCGGCCGCGAGTGCTTCGTCCATGCGGCGCGCAGACTCCGCGACCTGCTCGGCGGTCCGCCAGGACGGCGGTCTTGATGCGGGTTCCATGCGCTCCCCCGTGTGCTCTCTGTGTGCTGAGCACTATTGCTCGATTCCCAAAACGGCTCCATTCCGCGCCTCACGACGAGCACACGGAAGCACATGGGACACCCGGATTGGTCCTGTTTCCGCAGGTCAGAGCACTAAAGTGCGGATGAGTCGGTCTGTACGCCGGGTTCTGTCCACGGGCGAGTTGCCTCGCTCCGATGGGCGGCCATCCATCTACGACGTACGTTGCCGCACGCCTCCAGCGACCTACCCGGGTGCTCGGGCGAGCAGCCCTCGAACGCACCCTGTCTGGTCTTGCTCCAGGTGGGGTTTACCTAGCCGCGACGGTCGCCCGCCGCGCTGGTGGTCTCTTACACCACCGTTTCACCCTTACCCGTCCGAGGACGGGCGGTCTGCTCTCTGTGGCACTTTCCCGCGGGTCACCCCGGGTGGGCGTTACCCACCACCTTGCTCTACGGAGCCCGGACGTTCCTCGGTGCACCAGAGGTGCAACGCGGCCGCCCGACCGACTCATCCGCTCGGCAATCGTACCGTCGCGCGGGCCTGCGCCTGACACGGGTGCGACGTCGGTCAC